TGCTGCTCAAGCTGCTGCTGCACTAGATGCTGCTACTAAAGCAGATGCTGCTCAAGCTGCTGCTGCACTAGATGCTGCTACTAAAGCAGATGCTGCTCGTATCAACATCTATGATGTAACTGGTGTTCTTATCAACAACTAATCTTAGATTTTATCCAAGATATAAGGGGGGACTTCGGTTCCCCCTTTTTTATATTTAATTTTAATATAAATAAACGTATAAATAGTACTTAACCAATATTGGACTATAGTAATGTATTCAACAAGTAAAGAAGAATTGATTGATTATTGCCTACGTGCCTTGGGGCATCCGGTAGTTGAAGTCAATATAGACGAAGAGCAACTAGACGATCGTATTGACGAGGCGCTACAGTGGTTCCGTGAAAATCATCCGGACGGTTCTAAGAGATATTATCTGAAACATCAATTGACTCAAACTGATATTGATAATCAGTATGTCGATTTTGGTGATGACTTGGATCTCACGGCAGTAGTTCGTATGGTTCCGGTGAGTCTTGGAGGAGTAGGTTCTGGTTGGTTTAGTGACGCATGGCAAGTAATGGCTCATACTGTTACTGACTTCTCTAATAGTTCTATTCTAGGAGACCTTGCTCATTACGAACAAATCCAACAACACTTGTCTCTATTAGATATGAAACTCGGTGGGCAACCACAGATTACTTTCGATAGACAATATAATCGCATAAATCTATATGTTTCGAAAACACATTTACAAGTAGACGATTTTGTACTATTTGAGGTTTATGGTATTCGGAATCCCGACAACTCGATTAACGAATATAACTCTCTATGGAACCACAAGTTTCTAAAAGAATATTCGACTGCACTGATTAAACGTCAGTGGGGTACTAACCTAATTAAATTTGACGGTATGACACTGCCTGGCGGTGTTACGGTCAATGCACGTTTGATCTATGAAGATGCTCTTGCAGACATCGACAGACTCATGGAAAAATTTCGTAACGAAGAAGATGAAGGGCCTATGTTCTTCATAGGGTAAGTGATGGCAACTAATCCATATATAAGTCAAAAATACAGACCAGAACAGAATCTTTACGAAGATATTCTTATTGAAGCGATCCAGTTCTACGGACAGGACGTTTATTATCTCCCACGAGAAATCGTAGAAAGAGAAGATATCTTCCTTGATAGTATTCAGTCACAGTTCTCTGACGCCTATAAAGTAGAAGTGTATATTGAAAACACTGAAGCATTTGATGGTGAGGGAGACCTATTCACTAAGTTTGGTATTGAACTCCGAGATCAATCGACCTTTGTCATTGCTCGTCGCAGATGGCGACAGCTTGTAGGTGATCGTCTTGCGGATAACCAGTTCCGTCCCAGAGAAGGTGATGTCATCTATCTCCCATTATCCGAATCTCTATTCGAGGTAAAGAAGGTCGAGACAGAAACTCCATTCTACCAGTTATCTCAACTACCACTATTCCGTATGCAATGTGAGTTGTTCGAGTACTCTGATGAAGACTTCGATACAGGTATTGCGGGAATTGATCAGGTTGAAGCAGAATCTGCATTCCAGTACGAACTTGTTATGGAAACTTCTGGAAGTGAGTTCTTCTACACGCCAGGCGAAACAGTAACTCAGACGTTTGACGACTACGTTATTGAAGGTGAAGTTACCACATTCAACTCAGAGACTCGTCTACTGAAAATTGCACACACTGGGGCTGACGATGGTAACTATCATCTGTGGGCAACAGACCGACCAGTCGTGGGAAGTAACGCATCTCTCACTCCAGCATCCTCGGACGAGGGTGTGAATGAAATTCAACCACTTTCTCAGAATGTAATATTCGACGACTTTGCTAATGATTTCGTAGACTTTACTGAGTCCAACCCATTTGGAGATATGCCGTAATGATGGGAAGTCACTTCTATCACAAACGTGTCCGTACTTGCGTTGCCGTATTCGGTTCTATGTTTAATAACTTACACGTTTTGAGAACAGACTCGGCAGGTAAGGTATTATCACAGGTCAAGGTGCCGTTATCATACGCACCAAAGAGATCTTTCATAGAACGTCTAGCAGAGATGAGTAATGGAGAAGACGCAGAACGTAGAGTTGCCATTAAACTTCCGCGTATGTCGTTTGAAATTACTTCTATTGCATATGATGCAGCACGTCAATTACCTAAAGTAAATGGGTTCGGTGGTATTGTTTCGGAAGACAACACCTCAAGACGTAAAGTATATGTGGGTGTTCCTTATAATGTATCATTCTCTTTGTCAGTATATGCTAAGACTCAGGATGATGCATTGCAAGTCGTAGAGCAAATCATACCTTACTTTGCTCCACAGTACACTCTTACAGTAAAACCTTTTGCAGACCAACCAGAGATCAAAGAAGATGTCCCTGTAGTTCTCACGGGTTTAGACTTTCAAGATGATTTCGAAGGCCCATTGGAACAGAGACGTACTATTATATACACTCTCAACTTCGAGATGAAAGTTAACTTCTATGGCCCAGAGTCAATTTCTCCGGTAATTAGGGAGGTTAATACAAACCTAAATCTAGTAGTCCCCGAAGATGATGAAGAGTATCTAATAGAAACTATAAATACTACTCCTGATCCTATTGATGTGAGTCCAGACGGTGACTATGGGTTCAATACCGAGATAATTTTCCCAGAATAATTTGGTGATATATAATGAGAGATTCAAGTAAGCCGCCTGCTATCTTCGATGATAGTCAGAAGAAGAATGTCGTACACGAACAAGATTATGAATATTCCCGTGAGACCTATTATGACCTAATTGAGAAGGGTCGTGAATCTCTAGAACTAATGATCGAAGTTGCTCGTGAGAGTGAACACCCCCGTGCATTCGAAGTTCTGTCTGGTATGATTAAGGGTATCTCAGATGTCAATGACAAGTTGATGGATCTTAATAAGAAACATAAAGAACTTAGTCGTGACGATAGTCCAACAGAATCCGCTTCTGGTGGTACCACCAATAATCTATTCGTAGGTTCTACTACAGACCTTCAACGTATGTTGTTAGGTGCAGCTGATGAGAAGGTAATCGAACAAGACTCGGACGAATGAAAAAGCAACCGAAGATTAAGATGAAGGGTAGTGCTGAATGGGACGCTCTGTCTAGAAAGGCAAGAGGGTTATATTGTTACCTCGACAAATCTAAGATTGTGAAGAAGATTAAACGTGGTTATAACAAGCGATTCCGACAGGAAGGCAAAAAGGACTGTGACATCATCGATTAAGATGATAGAGACTATAGTATGACATCTTTTACTAAGAATTCCTATCTAGGAAATCCCCAAGTTAAGCGTGACGGTGTTGCGGAAGAGTGGGATAAGAAGAAACTCCGCGAATACCGTAAGTGTATGAACGACCCAGCTTATTTCTGTAGGAAGTATGTTAAAGTCGTGCACCTTGATAGGGGTCTGGTACCTTTTAAGTTATACGATTATCAAGAGAAGATGTTTGAACACTTCAATGATAATCGATTCTCCATCGTTCTTGCTTGTAGACAGTCCGGTAAATCTATATCTTCAGTAGGATACCTTCTATGGTATTCTTTATTCCATCCGGAAAAGACTATTGCTATCCTTGCTAACAAAGGTGCGACTGCACGTGAGATGTTATCTCGTGTAACACTCATGTTAGAGAACCTCCCATTCTTCCTACAGCCAGGATGTAAAGCACTTAACAAAGGGTCTATAGAGTTCTCTAATAACTCCCGCATCATCGCTGCAGCTACGTCTGGGTCTTCTATTCGTGGTATGTCGGTCAACCTATTGTTCCTAGATGAGTTCGCATTTGTAGAGAATGCGGCAGAGTTCTACACCTCTACTTACCCTGTAATCTCATCTGGTAAAGACACGAAAGTTATCATAACAAGTACTGCTAACGGTATCGGTAATACTTACCAAAAGATATGGGAAGGTGCAGTACAGAAGGTTAATGAGTATAAACCGTTCCGTGTTGACTGGTGGGATGTGCCTGGCCGAGATGACAAGTGGAAAGCACAAACTGTTGCAAACACTTCTCAGTTACAGTTTGACCAAGAGTTTGGTAACACATTCTTTGGTACTGGTAATACTCTTATTGAGGGTCAAGTACTTCTAGACTTACGTGCTAGAGAACCTTCTAGGAGATTAGAGGGTGGTGACTTATTGGTCTATGAGGATGTGATTGAAGAGCATCAGTATATCATGACAGTAGATGTTTGTCAAGGGCGTGGACAGGATTATTCTACATTTACAGTCTTTGATGTCTCGGTACAACCGTTCAGACAGGTGTGTGTATATCGTAACAACATGATATCCCCGATACTATACCCTAACATAATATATAAATACGCTACAGCATACAACGAAGCGTATGTTGTTATCGAGAATAATGATCAGGGTATGGTCGTGTGCGTAGGACTATACCAAGATTTAGAATATGAGAACATCCACCTAGAGTCTGCTATCCGAGCTGATGCCATCGGTATTCGCATGGACAGAAAGGTAAAGCGGATGGGATGTTCGTCGATTAAAGACATTATCGAAAACCATAAGTTAGATCTGGTTGATGAAAATACCATCATGGAGGTGTCTACATTCGTCTCTAAGGGTACTTCTTACGAAGCTTCAGTAGGTAACCACGATGACTTAATGATGAATCTGGTGATGTTTGGATACTTTGTCGGGACACAATCCTTCGGGGATATGACTAACGTCGATATCAAACAGATGTTATTTGATCAACGCATGAAAGAGATTGAAGATGATTTACCACCGTTTGGTATTATAGACGATGGTACAGAGTATGCTTCTACTACCGACTTATCAGACCCTTATAGTATGGACTGGACGAACTATGAACCCGATGGTTGGTAAATTTACGATAAGTATAAATAGATACATTGAAAGAACACTCCGTATTATGATTAACTTATTATACCTTAACTAAGAAGGACACTACCATGACTCTTTTATCTTCAGAGTCGCCATCCGTAACAGTACGAGAAATTGACTTAACAGGTATCGTACCTGCCGTCACTTCTACTACTGGTGCAATTGTAGGCGACTTTAATTGGGGCCCAGTAAACACACCTATTCTAATCGGTAACGAATCTGAACTGGCGTCTACTTTCGGTTCTCCACTATCAGGAAATGCATATGCTGGCGATTTTCTATCCGCTTCATACTTCCTGAAATACTCTTCAAGCGCATTTATAATTCGTGCAGCTCGACCAACCATTCCAGCAGTTCCAGCAGTTCTAGATTCGGACTTAATCGAAGTAACTCCAGAAGTCCCAGAATATCCAGGCCATACAAAATCAACAGCCGGTGTTTTCACAGGGAAATATGAAGGTGCTCTCGGTAATACAATTACTGTAGCCGTAGCAGACGCAACATCTTTTCCTACTTGGGACTTTGAAGGTTACTTCACATCAGCTCCAGTAGGTGATGAACTTCATGTTGTTGTCACACTTGGATATGTTTCAGGATCTGAATTAGGAAACATTGTCGAAACATACGAATTTGTTTCTACTGACGTTAATGCTAAACTTCCAAACGGTTCTAACAATTTCGCCAATGACGTTATTACTAAAGAATCTTCTTGGGTCGATGCTTCTGGCGTTCCAGCAGCAGGATTGTTCACGTTGGCAGGTGGTTCTGATGGAACTCCACTCCAAACTAGAGCGGATTACGTAAGTGCATATGACGGTTTCTTAAACAAAGAAGCTATCCAGTTAGATTTCCTAATTCCACCAGCGGGTGGTCAAGACGTAGCGGCAACCGTACATCAGAAACTTGTTACAGTTGCTACATCTCGTAAGGACTGTGTTGCAGTTATTTCCCCAACTTCAGGTGATGTCGATCATATGATATCATATGTTGGTACTCTTGCTCAAGATTCATCTTACTTGGTTATTGACGGAAACTGGTTTAAGGTTTACAACAAGTACCAAGATAAGTACGAGTTCATTCCAGCGGCATCTTCAACAGCAGGCGTTATGGCAGCTGCGGACGCAGTCTCTGCTCCTTGGTTCTCACCAGCTGGTTCACGTCGTGGACAGTATCTAGGTGTTACCGAACTGTTGGTCAATCCTAGCAAAACAGAGCGTGATAAACTATACAAGAACGGAATTAATCCAGTTGTTAGTATCCCTGGCCAAGGTGTGATGTTATATGGTGACAAGACTCACCAATCACGTCCATCTGCATTTGATCGTATCAATGTTCGTCGACTATTCTTAGTCATCGAAAGAGCGATCAGTAAAGCTGGTGAAAACGTAATGTTCGAATTCAACGATGAGTTTACTCGTGCAGAATTCGTAAACATCGTAGAACCATTCCTACGGGAAATTCAGGGTCGTCGCGGTATTACTGACTTCCGTGTTGTTTGTGATGCTACAAACAATACAGCAGAAGTCGTTGATCGCAACGAATTCATCGCAACTTGCTTCATTAAACCAGCACGTTCAATCAACTACGTAACTTTAAACTTCGTAGCGGTAAGAACTGGTGTTGAGTTTGAAGAAGTCGTCGGTACAGTATAAGGAGTATAACAATGTCATTAAGAGTAGACGATTTTAAAGCAAAATTAAAAGGTGGTGGTGCACGTCCTAATTTATTCCGTGTAACCGTAAACTTCCCTGCGTACGCGGGTGGTGATGCAGAACTAACTTCATTTATGTGTAAAGGCGCACAGTTACCAGCATCAACAATTGCTGCTATCGACGTTCCTTTCCGTGGCCGTCAGTTAAAGATTGCCGGAGACCGCACATTTGAAGATTGGTCAGTTACTGTAATCAACGACACTGGTTTCGAAGTTCGTAACGCAATGGAACAGTGGATGAACGGTATCAACGGTCACACTGCAAACACTGGATTCACTAACCCTGTTGCATATCAAGCAGATCTTATTGTAGATCAACTTGATAAGAATGGCGACTCACTGAAGACATATAACTTCCGTGGTGCATTCCCTAACAACATTAGTGCCATCGACCTATCATACGATACAACTGACACGGTAGAAGAGTTTGAAGTGGCGTTCTCAATTCAATATTGGGAGTCAAATACCACTAGTTAAAGGTATTATAAGTACTTGAGTGGGGGTGGTTTCCACCCCCCCTTTTTTATTATTAAGAGGATATTATGGCAGACAACAATTTGTTTAAAGCATTTGGATTTGAATTAAAGAGATCTAAAACAGCAAACAAGGAAGAAGACAAAGCAACTTCTATTGTCCCTAAAGTGGATGAGGATGGTGCTGGGTATGTCACTGCCTCTGGTTCTTACTTCGGTCAGTATGTTGACATGGAAGGAACTGGTGCGAAGGATAACCAAGAACTAATCAAAAAATATCGCGGTATGGCTGAACACCCAGAGTGTGACGCGGCAATCGAAGATATCATCAACGAGTCAATCGTTTCTTCTGAACTAGAAAGTTCGGTATCAATCAACTTAGATAAAGTTGAAGCCTCAGACAAAATTAAAAAAACCATAACCGAAGAGTTTGATGGCGTTGTTGCTATGTTGAACTTCGAAGAGTATGGCCACGATATTTTCCGTTCATGGTATGTTGACGGAAGACTCTATCACCACCTAGTAGTAAACGAATCTAACATGAAAGCGGGTATCCAAGAAGTTCGTCCCGTTGATGCAACTAAGATTCGTAAGGTGAAGGAAGTTCAATACAAAAAAGACACTAAGACAGGTGCGAAGGTTGTTGATACAACTAACGACTTTTACATCTATCAAGAACGCGCTGGAGCAAACAACGGTGTTAAACTAACACCTGATTCTGTCTCCTATGTCACTTCAGGTCTTCTAGATAGTAGTAAGAAACGCGTACTATCGTATCTACAGAAGGCAATGAAACCTGTAAATCAATTACGTATGATGGAAGACTCTCTCGTAATCTATCGTATGGCTCGTGCACCAGAACGTCGAATCTTCTATATTGACGTGGGTAACTTACCCAAAGGTAAAGCAGAGCAACATCTTAAAGACATCATGTCTCGTTACCGCAATAAGATTGTCTATGACGCAAACAGTGGTGAGATTAAAGATGGTCGCAAACACATGTCGATGCTCGAAGACTTCTGGTTACCTCGTCGAGAAGGTGGTCGTGGCACAGAGATAAGTACATTACCTGGCGGTGAGAACTTAGGACAGATTGATGATATCATCTATTTTCAAAAGAAGTTATATCGGTCACTTAATGTTCCGTTGAACCGTCTAGAGCAAGAGTCACAGTTCTCTATAGGTCGTTCAACAGAAATCAATAGAGACGAAATAAAGTTCCAAAAGTTCATTGACCGTCTACGAGCAAAGTTCTCTCACCTGTTCTTGGGTATTCTCAAGAAGCAACTTATACTTAAAGGTATATGTACAGAGCAGGATTGGGAATCTTGGAAGAGTCAGCTCCAAGTAGATTATAGTAGAGACAACCACTTCTCTGAGATGAAAGATGCAGAACTTCTGCGAGAACGTCTACAGACTATGGATCAAGTCTCTAGTTATGTCGGTGAATACTTCTCACGTGAGTGGGTAATGAAAAACGTAATGATGTTTAATGATGCCGACATCGAAGAGATGTCAAAACAAGTTGAAGCCGAGAATGTTCAAGGCGGAGACGATGAAGAGGAAATTGAATAATGAGTGATTTAGATTTAGCAGTAGAAACCCCAACAATGGATTTTGTTAGTGCGTTACAGAGCGGAAACTTCAATGATGCAGAAGAGCTCTTCAAAGACATTCTAGGTGACAAAGTACAACAGTCTCTAGACGCAGAGAAGGTTTCTGTTGCAGACCAGATGTTCAATGGTGTTGAACCTGTGGAACTAGAAACAGAGATGGACGACGAAGAAGTAGACGCTATACTAGATACTGTCTCAGAAGACGAATAAGAATCGGTATAAATACTTTTTTGTATAAATACTCCTAAAAGGGGACTTATTGTGAAAAAATTCAGAGATTTGCGGGAAGCGAAAGATAAAGTAGTCTTTAATAAAAAGATGTCCGGATATCCTGTTGTTATCACAAAAACCGATAAAGGTTTTCATCTAACTATAGATGGAGATTCGGTTGACGCATTTAAGTCACAGAAAGAAGCGGAAGTAACCGCGAAACAAGTCCTCAAAGACTTAGGAAAATAAAATGAAACTGATTAGCGAATACGTAGAGAACGATGTACAATGCATTGTAGAAGCCAAAGATAATGGTGAGAAGAGTTACGTTATTGAAGGTGTATTTGCACAAGCAGATCAAAAGAATAGAAACGGACGTATTTACCCAAGAGCCATTATGGAGTCTGCGGTAAATAAATATGTTGAAGACCAAGTTAGCAAGAAACGCGCCGTGGGTGAATTGAATCATCCTGAAGGCCCTACAGTTAACTTGGATAAAGTTTCTCACCTCATCACTGACCTTAGATTAGAAGGCAATGATGTGGTAGGAAGGGCACAAATATTAGATACTCCTATGGGTAAGATCGTAAAAGGTCTCTTAGAAGGTGGTGTTCAATTAGGCGTGTCAACTCGTGGTATGGGAAGTCTTGAGACAAGAAATGGCGTAAACTACGTCAAAGAAGACTTTATTCTTAGTACAATTGATATTGTGCAAGATCCAAGTGCACCTGAAGCTTTCGTTAATGGGATTATGGAAGGTGTAGACTGGGTATGGAATAATGGAATTTTACAACCTCAAGTCATTGAAGAGATAGAGACTGAAATCAAACAAGCAACTGAAGCACATCGTCCAGAAGTGCAGATTCGTGAGTTTAAGAATTTCCTCTCGTTAATCAAATCTAAACTATAAGGAGTCACTATGACTGATTTAAATAAGACAGACAGTGAAATCCGCGATACAGATGTTGAAACTAACGAAATCGTGGAGGGAACTCTCGAAGAAGCAAAAGCCCCTGCAGCTACAGGCGTAACGACAGACGGACAAGAAGTATCAGAGCCAGAGTCAATCGCATCAGTAGACAAAGCGGCAAAATCTACTTCTAAGGCGACACTACCTAAAACTAAAGCTGGTATGATCAATGCGATGTATCAGAAAATGAACAAGATGAAGAAAGAAGATCTAACTTCTTCTTATTCAAAAATGTTCGAAGGTATTGACCTAGAAGACTATGTTGCAGAACAAACTGATTCTCAGTCTGAACTTGCGGCAATCGTTGAAGGCGAAGCAACTCTATCTGAAGAGTTCAAAGAAAAGACATCACTAATTTTTGAAGCAGCTGTTAAGTCAAAGTTGTCCGAAGAAGTTACTCGTCTTGAAGAGCAGTATTCAGAAGAACTTGCTGAAGAAGTATCTTCAATTAAAACCGACTTGGTAGGTAAGGTAGATTCTTACCTAAACTATGTAGTTGAATCTTGGATGGAAGAGAACAAGTTAGCGATCCACTCCGGTCTACGTACCGAAATCGCTGAAGGGTTCATGGACAAGATGAAGGATCTATTCGTAGAGTCTTACATCGACGTTCCAGAGTCTAAGGTAGACCTAGTTGACGAATTAGCATTGCAAGTAGAAGAGTTAGAAGAAAAACTAAACTCAACTACTGGTGACGCAATTTCACTTGCTGAAGAACTAGAAACTTACAAGCGTGATTCAATCATCGCTGAAGCTTCTCGTGGATTAGCAGACACACAAGCCGAAAAGTTAAAAGGACTTCTCGAAACAGTTGAATTTGAAAGTGAAGAGACATTCACTGCAAAAGTAACTACTGTTAAAGAGTCATACTTTTCAAAAGAAATCCCTGAGCAACTCGAAGAATCAGCCGTCACAGACGATGCTGAAGAAGAAATCGAAGTATCTTCTATGATGGAAGGTTACATCTCTGCTCTAAGAAAAACCTCTAAGAAATAAGGAATCTAAAAAATGAATAATTCATACGACACATTGATTGAAAAATGGTCTCCAGTACTAAACGAAGAATCAGCTGGTAAGATCACAGATCATCACCGTAAAGCAGTTACTGCTGCTATCCTAGAAAACCAAGAACGCGCAATGATCGAAGAACGCGCTGCTTCACAGGGTTTCCTAGCAGAATCTCCAACTAACGCAACTGGTTCTGCCGTTGCTAACTGGGATCCAGTTTTGATCTCTCTAGTACGCCGTGCAATGCCTAACCTAATGGCATATGACGTATGTGGCGTTCAGCCAATGTCAGGCCCAACTGGTCTTATCTTTGCAATGAAAGCAAAGTATACTTCACAGACTGGTGATGAAGCACTATTCAACGAAGCAAACTCTGCATTCTCTGGTACTGGTACACAAACTGCTGAATCATCAGGTATGTCTGGATTCGACGAGGCCACTGGTCTTGGTCGTGAGCTAGATGCTGCTGGTCGTCCAATCGCTACTTCAGCTGCTGAAGCACTCGGTGAAGCTGGTGGTACTGACTTCGCAGAAATGGGTTTCTCAATCGAGAAGCAATCTGTTGTTGCTAAGTCACGTGCACTTAAAGCAGAATACTCTCTAGAACTTGCACAAGATCTTAAAGCAATCCACGGCCTTGACGCAGAAACAGAATTGGCAAACATCTTGTCAACTGAGATCCTAGCAGAAATCAACCGCGAAGTAATTCGTACAGTTAACACTCAGGCAGTTCTAGGTGCTCAACAAGCATCAATCGCGAACGCTGGTGTTTTCGATCTAACTTCAGACGCAGACGGACGTTGGTCAGCAGAGAAGTTCAAGGGTCTAGTAATTCAATTGGATCGTGAAGCGAACGAAATTGCTAAGACAACTCGTCGTGGTAAGGGTAACATCGTAATCTGTTCATCAGACGTTGCTACTGCACTTGCTGCTTCTGGTCAGTTGGACTATCAAGTAGGCGCTGGTCTACAGGTAGACGATACTGGTAATACTTTTGCTGGTACTCTAAACGGTCGTATGAAAGTCTATATCGATCCATACGCCTCAATCGACTACTGTACTGTTGGTTATAAGGGTTCTAACGCTTATGACGCAGGTGTGTTCTACTGCCCATATGTTCCATTACAAATGGTTAAGGCAGTATCTGAAGATACTTTCCAGCCTAAGATTGGTTTCAAGACGCGTTACGGAATGGCTGCAAACCCATTCGTTACTAGCGCTAATGCTAATCAGGATATCTCATCGAGCAAGGGCGTTAACACTTACTACCGCATCTTCCGTGTCGATAACCTAATGGTTACTGTATAAGATACATAAAAAATAGAACTAGGTATACCTAGTCGTTTTAAGGGACTCTTCGGAGTCCCTTTTTTTATGCATATAAATAACTACATGGAAGATGTTCTGTGTATCAAGTGATACGCACTCTAACCGTGAGACATGGAACCCACAACCGGAAGTACTTAATAAGGAGAGACCTATGCGCATTCTAATGATTGCAGCGATGGTACTTCTGTCTGCCTGTTCTACAGTCGATGCAACAATTGACGGAACGGGAGGTATCATCAAAGGTGTCGGTTCTGATGTCTTTGGTGTGACCGCAGGTGTCCTTGACGTAACATCTAACCTCATTAAAGATGTTGCTGTAAAAACTGGCACTGACGCGACAGCACCCGAAGAAACAAAGTAAGTAAGGAGTTCGATGGCCATGGATGGCACTTATTACCCGTATAAATACAGTGAACCAGAGGATATATCATGGCAATAACTGAAAACAAGAATTTTTTACAACCTACCGGATTCCGCGTCATTGTAGAACGCGAGCACTATGGTAACTTAGAATTCTTCGCACAGACAGTTCAACATCCCGGCACAACAGTTTCTGCCGCAGAGGTTTCTAATCCTAGACTCCAATCTGGACTACCAGTAGCTGGCGACTCTATAAACTACGGGGAACTGTCACTCAGTCTAATTCTAGACGAAGACTTAACTGCATACAAAGAAGTTCAGAAATGGTTGGAAGACGGGGTCTTCACCGAAGAATCTCCGTACCATGATATAACTGTCATAGTCCTAACAAGCCATAATAACTTTTGTGCGAAGATCCAGTATAAGAACTGCATACCTACACAGTTGGGTGCAATTGAATTTGCATCAACAACAGGTGATGTTACGTATATTAACTTTGATGCTACCTTTAGATTTAGTGAATTCATCATATCATGAGTCTAAGCAAGTTTACCATCAAGAATAAAAATGTTCTGAATATTCTTGAGGACTTTCGATATACTTACCGAGAGTTGTATCAACCAGAGATTACCAACAACTGCCTATTCACTGAAATGAAAGGTATGGGGGATCACTATACGGGTGAAGATGAGATGCACCGTATTATTGATATGGGTGAAGATCACGATGGATCCGCTTCGAATTCATTTTGCTATGCTATAAAACCTTCTCATTATAATGGTACTCACCCAGAAGAATATGCTAAGACTTGGCATAATTTAAACAATGGGTTGACCGAGGAGTTGGGTGTTCATAATAGTGCACTATCAACCCTATACCCATCTGGTGGATTTATCGGTTGGCATAATAATGCAAATGCCTCTGCATACAACCTAATATTTACTTGGTCAGAGCATGGTGATGGTTGGTTTAAGTACGTAGACCCAAAGACTCAAGAGGTGGTGACCATTCAAGACGATAAAGGATGGAACCTCAAGGCCGGTCATTTTGGTGAATATGGGTCTGGAGATGTTGTGTATCACTCCGCAAAGACTAATTGCTACCGGATGACCCTCAGTTATGTTCTAGGGCATGACGAAGATTATTGGAAAGATTGTATTGATTTTATAACAAATCCGTGATATAATGAACATATAAGTACTACTTGAATTGAAGGATATTTTATGATTGATTTGGACTCCGTTCTTAAAGAATGGCAGGAAGACTGTCCCATCTCCCAACATCAGTTGGATGAGGTGTCTAGACAAACCCCATCATTACACGCAAAATACTTGCAGTATCTGGCACTCGCCAAGTTGCAACTCAAACGTTCTGAAAACATCCAGAAGACGTTACTCAAACAAAAGTTCTTATACTACAACGGAAAGATGTCTCAAGAAGAGGTCTTAGCGACTGGGTGGGATTTAGACCCATTCAATGGTCTGCGCATGTTGAAGGGTGAAATGGAATACTACTATGATGCTGATCCTGAGATTCAGAAATCTGAAGAGAAGGTAATCTATCACAAAACACTTATCGATACCCTGACTAATATAGTCGACACTCTGAAGTGGAGACACCAGACAATTAGAAACATGATATCGTGGCGTCAGTTCGAAGCCGGTGGTTAAGGAACATATAAGTATATCTATAAAGGTAAGACGGTGATATTGAAATGTATGATGAACAGGATCTAAAGAAAGCAGAACAACTGCATTTTCTAGGACATAAAATTGATATAGAAGTTATTGAGTTAGCAAAGATTATTTATGAGCGTAGACAACAAGATTCGAATCAGGATGGTCAACCACAGTTACTTCGCGGTTGAAGCACATCCAGCACAGGAACAGGAGTTAAGAGAATACTTTTCTTTCTTCGTGCCTGGCTATAAGTTTATGCCCGCTTTCAAGTCTCGACACTGGGACGGTAAGGTTAAACTTTATAACATGGTTTCGAAACAAATGAATGTGGGTCTGTATACTCACCTTCGTCGTTTCTGTGCAGATCGTTTTTATCAATTAGAGATACTTGAACATGAGGTGTACGGAATACCCTCGTTTAAGGAAGATATCGACCACCCCGCTCTAATTGACTTCTTGTCGGTTTTGGACGTTCCTTTCAAACCTAGAGACTATCAATACAAGGCTATCGCGCATGGAGTCGAGAACAGACGATGTCTTCTGTTGAGTCCTACGGGTAGTGGTAAGTCTTTCATTATATACAATCTTCTCCGGTATTGCTATGAAGTGACCGAAGGGAAGATATTGGTCATTGTCCCAACCACCTCTCTGGTTGAACAGATGTACAAAGACTTTTCCGACTACGGTTATGACGTGGATGAGTTCTGTCATAAGATCTACTCTGGTAAGGAGAAGGTTACTGATAAGAGGGTTATCATCTCTACATGGCAGTCAATCTATAAGTTTGGTAAAGAGTGGTTCGAACAGTTCAACACAGTCTTTGGAGATGAAGTACATCTTTTCAAAGCAAAGTCTCTCTCTGGTATGATGGACAAGTGTACAGAAGCACAGTATAGATTTGGTCTTACTGGTACGCTTGACGGTACTGAGACTAACAAGTTGGTACTAGAAGGTTTATTCGGGCCTACGTTTACGGTGACACGCACCGTGGAATTGCAGAAAGCTAAACAGCTTGCAGAATTAGACATATCAATTCTGCTGTTAAGGTATCATAGTGATATCTGTAATATGATGAGGGATAAAAACTATCAAGAGGAACTTGATTATATCGTCACATATGAACCACGTAATAAGTTTATAAGTAAGATAGCAATAGATCAAACGGGTAATACTTTAGTTATGTTTCAGTTTGTTGAGAAGCACGGTAAGGTGTTATATGAGATGATCAAGTCTATGGCAGCTGAGGGACGTAAGGTGTTTTATGTTTCTGGTGAGGTAGACGCTACTGATCGCGAACGTATACGAGGTATCGTAGAAAAAGAACATGACTCTATTATTGTTGCTTCTCTTGGGACTTTCAGCACTGGCATCAACATCCGCAACTTGCACAATATTGTATTTGCGACTCCATCCAAATCTCAAGTTAAAGTCCTCCAATCAGTTGGGCGTGGTCTGCGCCAGTCTGATGATGGTAGGACTACTAAGCTTATTGATATCGCTGATGATCTCCATGTCAACTCTCATAAGAATTTTACTCTGAGACATAGCGCCGAAAGGATTAAGATATATACTAAGGAAGGATTTAATTATAAAGTATATCCTATCGACCTAAAACCTATATTATCAAAGGATACTGATACAAATGAGTACTTCGATTAGACATTTTAAGTTAGTTACTGGTGAAGAAGTTATATGTGAAGTACTTGAAGAGACTGGAGATACTATTGTAGTTAACAATGCAATGAGTCTTATGCAGAATACTTTAAAGAATGGTGATAAGTTTTTTACTTTTAAAACTTACATGGTGTATCAAGATACTCCTATGAATGTCATAGTCATTTTTACTGATAAGATTATGTCTCTAGCAACACCTGCCAAAGAGATGTTAGATCAGTACTCTATGGCAATTAAGGAGATGGCTAAATATATCGAAGAGACTTACAAAGATAGTTCTGATGAAGAAATGTCTTTAGATGAATTTTTAGATGATATGGATAAAGAAACTAGACTGTTAGACTCTGATGTAACAGGAATGTTATCCAACTAATTTAGTATATACCCCTCTGGGACTACAAGCTAGATTATACACTATAAAACACCATCTGTCAAGATAAAAAGAAATTATATTTAAGCATTGACACATCGTGGTAAATGTAGTATAATAAGGGTTAAATTAATCGAGTGATATATCATGAAACCAAAAGAAAAACCGCATTACGTAAGCAATAGAGATTTCTCTAACGCCGTAGTAGAATACTGCACCACCGTTAAGGAAGCAGAAGCTGAAGGTAATTCACGTCCTGTAGTTACTAACTATATCGCTTCTTGTTTCTTAAAGATTGCAGAAGGTCTTTCCCATAAAGGCAATTTCGTTCGTTACACCTATCGTGAAGAGATGGTGATGGACGCAGTAGAGAATTGTCTTAAAGCAATTGAAAACTATGATATTGAAGCTGCAACTCGATCAGGTAAGCCAAATGCATTCGCATATTTCACCCAGATATCATGGTATGCCTTCCTCCGAAGAATTCAAAAAGAAAAGAAACAACAAGACATCAAAATGAAGTATATTGCTGAAGCAGACATCAGCGCATTCATGGATGGTGACGGTGAAGGTTTCTTTCAACAATCTCCCTTTGTAGATACTCTACGTCAACGTATTGATGTTGTTAAGAATGCAGATGACGACTTCAAACAGTATACGAAAGATGAGAAGAAAAGAAAGAGACGAGCAGTAAACGTTGACTCTGATTTAGCAGGATGGATTGAATAATAAAAGACTTGACACAACCCCCATATTGTAGTATAATAGCTGTCATACGAATTGAGTTGAGTCTTTTATGAAAATCGCCATACTAAATGATACCCACTGTGGGTGTCGAAACTCCTCTGATATCTTCATGGATTATCAAGAGAGGTTTTACACAGAAGAGTTTTTTCCTTATCTCCTAGAGAACGGTATTACCCAGATTCTACATTTGGGTGACTACTATGATAATCGAAAAACCATCAACCTCAAAGCGTTGAACCATAATCGTCGTATCTTCTTAGATAGGCTGCGAGAGTATAATATCCATATGGATATAATTCCCGGCAACCATGACGTATACTTCAAGAATACTATCGAACTAAACTCCTTGAAAGAGTTAATGGGTCACTACATCAATGAGGTAGACATCCTAATGGATCCTATCGTCCGTGATTATGGTGGTGTTAAGTTTGGTCTTGTACCTTGGATTTGCCCAGAGAACGAGAAAGAGATTCTAACTTTCTTAGAGAACTGTGGTGCCGATGTCATTGGTGGCCACTTCGAACTCGCAGGATTTGAGATGGATAAAGGTATTGTCTGTCACACTGGTATGGATCCAAAACCTCTAGAACGTTTTGAAACTGTGTTGTCCGGACACTTCCACACTAAATCTAGCAAGGGTAATATCACTTACCTTGGTGCGCAGATGGAATTCTTCTGGAACGATGCTCATGACCCCAAGTACTTCCACATCTACGATACAGAAACTCGTGAGATGACCCCAGTACAGAATATGGTCACACTATTTCATAAAATATATTATGATGAAGACACTATTAATTACTTCGAAGATCTATCTTATCTGAATGGTAAGTTTGTCAAGTTGATTGTTTCTAATCGATCTGATATGCAGAAGTTTGAGAGATATGTTGACAAGATTCAGTCGCAAAAGATCCACGAACTGAAGATTGCCGAAGACTTCAAAGAATTCCGAGGAGAAAATGTCTCGGATGCTGATATAACTATTGACGACACCGAAACTTTAGTGTATAATTATATCCAAGAAGTAGAAACAGACTTAGACAAAGAACGCATTAAGGCTGTGGTATCCGAACTAATGATTGAAGCACAGAGTGTCGAAATTGCATGATTAAATTTGAAACGTTACGTTGGAAGAATTTTCTATCCACAGGCAACTATTTTAATGAAATAAACTTTCTGGACAGTTCTACTAACTTAATTGTTGGTGAGAACGGTGCAGGAAAGTCGACGATGCTCGATGCATTGTCGTTTGCTCTGTTTGGTAAGGCTCATCGTAAGATTACTAAAAATCAGTTGGTCAATACGATCAACAATAAAGATTGTGTATCTGAGGTAACCTTCAGTGTAAACACCGTAAAATATCGTGTGGTGCGGGGTATTAAACCTGCTAAGTTTGAAATCTGGAAAGATGGTAGTATGATCAACCAGAGTTCACATGCGAGAGAGTATCAAGATATTCTTGAGAAGAACGTCTTTCAGATGTCTCACAAGAGTTTCCACCAGATTGTTGTTCTAGGCTCGTCGTCTTTTGTTCCGTTCATGCAACTCAACTCCACCTCTCGGCGTGACGTGATCGAAGACCTTCTTGACATTAACATTTTCTCAAAGATGAATATGTTACTCAAGGAGAAAACCTCCATCCTTAAAGGCGAGCTTGAGAACAACACCCATTCTATTGAAGTGGTTAAGACTAAGATCAATGCACAGAAGAAGTATATCCGTGATCTAACTGCTATCAATACTCAACAGCGTAAGGATAAAGAGAGTGATATCTCTGAACTCCAGTCTGAGATCGAAGAACTCAATGCGACAAACGGTACGTTATCTGAGACGGTCAGTACACTGTTACCTGTCATTACCGATAGTTTGTCTACTGTCCGTGCAAACAAACAGAAATTAGACCAGTACTATGCACAATTTAAGAATCAGGTAAAGACTGTAGTCAAGGAAGCAAAGTTCTTTGATGATAATGAACATTGTCCTACGTGTGACCAAGATATCGCAGAAGAGTTGCGTCAAGAGAAAAAGAACTCTGCGACTACTAAAGCGAAAGAACTCAAGACCACTATGGATGAGGCAGAAGTTCAACGCAAAGTATATGAAGATGAGATAGTATCTCTAGAGTCTCGGATGTCAGAATGTCTTGCTGACCAGAATACTCTGCATAATAATAACCAGACCATCATTCGACTTCAGAGGTCTGTTGATAAACTTCGTTCTGATCTAGATGGTATGGCTGCTAGTTCTGGTGATATGGGTCAAGCGAATACTGATTTGACTACTTTAGATACCGAACTTCACGAGAAGACCGACGAGAAGTATGTCCTCAATGAGAAGGCATCTTATAATCGTATCGCAGCCGAGTTACTCCGTGATACTGGTATCAAGACCAAGATTATTCGTCAGTATATTCCGGTCATTAATGAGTTGACCAACAAATACTTGCAGATTCTGGACTTCTTTGTGCACTTTGAACTGGATGATAGTTTTAATGAAACCATCCGGTCACGATACCGCGACACGTTCTCTTATGACTCGTTCTCTGAGGGTGAGAAACAACGTATCGATTTGTCCCTATTATTTACTTGGCGTCAGATCGCCAAGATGAAGAATTCGGTGTCAACTAACTTGTTGATACTTGATGAAACGTTCGACTCTTCGTTGGACGGTGAGGGTGTAGATAATCTTATGAAGATCATCGACACACTGAAAGAAGATACGAACGTATTCGTAATCTCTCACAAGACTGAATTGGAGGATGCTCACTTTGAACGTAAGCTAACCTTCGTTAAAGATAAAAACTTCAGTCGAATGAAAGAAAGTACTTGACATACGGGTCGTATTGTTATATAATGGTCACCTACTAATAAGGAATAACACAATGGAATTATCTAGTCGCACGGTCGAGATTCTGCGTAACTTCTCGACAATCAATCCAAACATTGTAGTCAATGGCGGTAACGTCCTAAAGACTATGTCGATAGCAAAGAATATAGTCTCTCGTGCAGAGATCGAAGAAACCTTCCCGAATACTTTCGGTATATATGATCTCTCAGAATTCCTATCTGTGCTATCATTGGTGGATCGTCCATCAATCACTTTCGGTGATAACTTCTGTACCGTATCAGACGGTAGTGGATTATCATCCGTGAAATACTTCTACTCTGATCCAGAGATGCTTTCTGCACCTAAGAAAGATATCGTTATGCCAGAGTGTGAAGTAAAGTTCTTGCTTACTAACGAAACCCTAAGTAAGATCAAACGCGCATCTTCTGCACTTGGTTACGATAATATCTCTATCAAACCAAACGGAAATGCTATTGAGATTAGCGTAATTGACTCAAATGACTCTACTTCTAACTCATACTCTGTATTGGCTGAAGGTAATTTCCCTGAAGGGACTGACTTCAACTTCATTATGGGCGTGTCTAACATGAAGTTGCTTGGTGAAGACTATGAAGTTTCGGTCTCTACTAAATTAATCTCACACTTTAAATCAATAAATTCAGAGACGCAATACTTTATTGCTCTTGAAAAATCATCTACTTATGGAGTCTAACATGACTGAAGAACAAAAGAACTTAAATGACCTAGCAAACCGCGTTGCACGATCCTGTGTAGCTGTTGTAGACACCATTGTAACTCGTGGTGGTTTTAAAGGTGAAGAGTTGACTACTATTGGTCAACTACGTGATCAAGCAATCCAAGTGGTTGCACTCTATGAAGGTGTCGCAAAGGCACATGCAGAAGAATCAGAAAAGACTGCTAAGAAGAAGTAACCCCCCTTTGGTCTCTTGAATCATAATGTCTTTGCCCAAGATATGATTTGAATTGAACTTATATATAGTATGCCTTATTTGATTCAAGAGACCACCCTAATTGTTAAAGTTAAACCCCAATATTGCTAAAGAGTCCGCAGTACATGTATTGACTGGGGCATTGATCAATTACCCTCTCAACATATTTTTTCTGTGGTTAATTATAGAAAGGTGGGGGATAACAGATCCGTTCTGGATTACTAACATAATCACTTTTTGGTTCTCAATTACTGCTTTCACTCGCATATATATAATAAGGTCATATGCAGAAAAACGTAAGTTAAAGAAAAATAGAAAGTAAACGCCCTCTTAGCTCATTTGGTAGAGCAGCACACTTGTAATGTGCAGGTGATCCGTTCGAATCGGATAGAGGGCTCCATTTCTTTTATTAAAAATATATACCTTTACTCTTTACATGAGAGGACAAGTGTAGTATAATGTCCTCATTGATTAATTATTATATTATGGAGTTCCAACATGAGCAATGAGTTTCTGTGGGTTGAGAAGTATCGTCCTAAAATGGTGTCCGAGACTATCCTTCCGGATGAGTTAAAGACCACCTTTCAAAACATCGTAGACGGCGGAGAAATCCTAAACATGATGTTTACTGGCAGTGCCGGTACTGGTAAGACAACAGTCGCTAAGGCGATCTGTCAAGAATTAGACCTAGATTACATCGTGATCAACGGGTCGGAAGAAGGTAACATCGACACTCTGCGCGGCAAGATCCGTCAGTTTGCATCATCGGTCTCTCTGTCTGGTGGTTACAAAGTGGTCATCCTAGATGAGGCTGACTATCTAAATCCCCAATCAACGCAACCTGCTCTCCGTGGGTTTATCGAAGAGTTCTCTAACAACTGTCGTTTCATTATGACTTGTAACTTCGAGAACAAGATCATCGAACCTCTTCACTCAAGATGTTCTAAGTACGCCTTTAACTTTGATAAGAAGACCATGCACTCCTTATGTGGTGGGTTCATGGATAGACTTCAAGGAATCCTTGATAAGGAAGGTGTTGCGTACGACAAGAAAGTTGTCGCAAATATCATCATGAAACATGCTCCGGATTGGAGAAGAGTCCTCAACGAATGTCAGAAGGGTTCTGTCTCTGGTACACTAAATGTTGTGGGTAACCTCAGTGTAGATATCTCTGATGCCTACACCCAGTTGTTCACTGCACTCCGAGAGAAGAACTTCAAGAAGATGAGATCGTGGGTAGTTAACAATATTGATGTTGAACCCGCCACAATCTTTCGTGGGATCTATGACAAGATGTATGATCATGTCGCCCCAAATAGTATCCCTCAGTTAGTTCTTATCCTTGCAGACTACCAGTATAAGAACGCATTTGTCGCAGATCATGAATTAAATCTGGTCGCATGTATGACCGAAGTGATGGCTAACGTAGAGATCAAACCTTAATGTCTGGCGCAAAGTCTAAGAGATTAAGTCCGTTTGACTTTCTAAAGACTATTAATGACACTAAGATCAACCTTATTGATATGGATGAGAGCAACGCTAAAGCCTATAATGGATTTATGGTTAACAGATCTCTCTCTTATTTTTCAGATACTGTAATTATTTCTAATGAAATGAACAGATTACATCACATTGATAGTAAGATGCAATACGATTTTCTTATAAATATTATAAGGAAAAGGAAGCGATTCTCTAAATGGAACAAACCTGATCTAAGAGTTGACATGGAATGTATCAAGGAATATTTTGGGTACAGTGAACAGAAGGCTAAGCAAGTCATCGGACTCTTAACGGAATCACAAATACAAACTATCAAACATAAGGTTGGCAAAGGTGGAAGAGAATAATCTTGTTCAATGGAACTCTGATATGATGCTAGAAATTAGTCTATCAGAACCAGATGATTTCCTGAAAGTCAGAGAAACATTAACACGTATAGGTGTAGCGTCTAGGAGAGACAATACTCTATATCAATCATGCCACATCTTGCATAAGCAAGGTAGGTACTTTATCGTACATTTCAAGGAACTATTCTTGTTGGACGGTAAGAAGTCAAATCTAGAAACGTCAGATATGGAAAGACGCAACACTATCGCCACTCTGCTTGCAGACTGGGGACTAGTTGGAATCGTTAACAAAGAAGTAGCTCGTGATTGCGCTCCAATGAGACAAATCAAAATTATTTCATTCCGTGACAAGTCCGAATGGACATTACAACCGAAGTATAATATTGGAAATAGTTGAAAAGTATGTCAGTGAATTATGGTATATTTGAAGGTAAAGAAGATAATATAAGAACGAAGACCCCATTTGTAGGTCGACTTCCATTTGATATGGGGTCGACCTACAACTGGAACCAATTCATGCATATGATGGATTCTCATCCCAAAGATCTGTATGATCGAAATTCGGATAAAATGCGTATCGGATTAAACTCTTTCCACAGTCGCGGTAGTGCACCGGACTTTGCCAGAGGGATTTATGAAGAGATGCAAGATGTATTTACCCTACACGCCAACAAGATCACTAACATTGCGTTCAGTGGTTTTGGACGTGACAGTGGATCTTACCCTTGGCATAAAGACGGAATGGATGTCTTCTTAGTTCAGGTCATCAGTACCGTAGGACTAAAGGTTGAGGGTATTGACAATAATGAAATGTTTGACTTTGAGCCAGGCATGTATGCTTACCTACCGCGTGGTACGCATCATCAAGTATTTCCACGCGAATCTAGAGTATCCTTCTCATTCGGTGTAGAAGGTGATCCAGACCCATCAATTTATTACTAAACCATATCGAATATAATAAAATAAAGTGTTAATAATTCACTTTACATTTTTATACTTTGTATAAATAGTACCGGATGTGCCGATGGTCGGGCATCCATTTTAAAACTTGCTAACTAATTTAGGAGTTAACAGCATGACAATAACAGCAAAACAACTGTTTCCACGTTCAGCATTTGTCGGTTTTGATACCATGATCGACGAATTAGACCGTATCTCAAGGCGCTCGGGTGACATATTCCCTCCGCACAATATATTGAAGACGGGTGAGGATCAATACCTAATCGAACTCGCGATCGCTGGTTTCAGCGAGGATGAATTAGAAATCGAAGTAAAGAACCGAACACTGACCATTCGAGGACAGCACAAAGATAACGGAAGAGAGTATATCCATAAAGGGATATCTACAAAACAGTTCGAGCGGCAATTTAGGCTGTCGGAGTATGTTGAAGTAATAGGAGCTGATTTCAGTCAAGGACTACTTGCCATTAATTTGGAAGTCATAATACCTGATAATCATCGGCCTCGTAAAGTTGAAATTAACGGGTCTCAAACATTGAGTCCTCAACTATTAAACGAGGAGATCGTAAATGAATCAAAAAAGAGTTCTACATCATCTAAAAAGTCATCATAGACACTTTAGATTCGAAGATGTAAGCTTGACTTTGGCGATAGTAGGAGTATGTTATACCATGTTCCTATGTTTATTGCCATTGATCTAGATAGATAAATAAGGGGGAGTCAAATCCCCCTTTTTTTGTGAGCGATATGAAAGCAATACAAATTGTAATGAAAGGAGACGAACGGTCGGAAGAGTACGCACATCTTTCTAGACGTTCTTTCCAACGTGCCATCGATGATGGTTACATCGACTCCATCGAAACCTTCGATGCGATTACCCCCCAATCAGAAGACTTCCAAGACCATGTAGATAAGTACACGTGGGATAAGAGTCTGATGACCCTAGACCTAAACTCCCCTAATACAAAAGACGATCACTCACCTTCCGAGAAGGCTGGGATGTGTTCTCATTGGGAACTTATGCGTCAACAAGGAGAGTCTGACGATAAGTTCTGGATTATGGAACACGACACTTGGTTGATAGAAGAACGTTATGAAGCGTTTAAACTTCTCTCTGAGTACTCTGAGAACACTCTCTATGCAAACATCGGACTATTCATGGGTATGTACTCTATGGATAGGGGTTTCGCCCACTGGAGTCACCACATGATGACTACCAGACAATTCCCTATCAACTGTGGCCCATACTGCGTTCTACAACGTCTTTTCAGAACATACACAACTGACCACCTTACTCGTCCAGAAATTAATTATTACGGAATCCGCAATACCGCCTTGCATCCTTGGTCTGGATGTGATACAATAGGCGTAGGTCGTGACATTGGAATTTACTTCAATGAGCAGGACAGACATAAGACTGGCATCCCAACACCAACGACTCAGTTGATTTCAAAACGTCTGAGTGTGACTCAAGACCATCATGGTTATAATGACAGTCACCAACAAGAGCCTTGGACTAGACATAAATTCTTTAAAGTTGTAGATTAGGGGTTGACACATAAGGCTATATACTGTATAATGTCTATTAAACAGTGAAAGGTGTATTATGAGTTATCAACCATATAATCTACAAGATGTCTACGATGCGGCATCACAGAAGAAATTTCAAGTCATCTCGACCTTTGCGGGTGGTGGTGGATCGTCCACAGGTTACCGTCTTGCTGGTGCAGATATTCTAGCAATTAACGAGTTTGTCGAAGAAGCACGGATAACCTATAAAGAAAACTATCCAGATACTCCTATTCTCCCTGACGATATCAAACAGCTGTCCGGTCAAGACTTTCTAGATCTCACTGGTCTCAAGAAAGGTGAACTTGATATCCTTGATGGCTCTCCTCCTTGCTCTGCCTTTTCTGTTTCGGGTAAACTCTCTCATGCATCTGATGGTAAACACTCGGATGGTTGGGGTCAAACCAAATCTTATTCTGACGGCAAGATCGTAGAAAATATCGAAGACTTGTTCTTTGAGTTCTTACGCGTAGCCAAAGAAATCTCCCCCAAGGTAATCATCGCAGAGAATGTTAAAGGTCTGACCATTGGTGAGGCAAAAGAATATTACAACCGCATCCTGAATGAATTCGAGAACATCGGATATGAAGTTGTCTCTGAAGTATTAGATTCCCGTTACTATGGGGTGTCCCAAACTCGCAATCGAGTAATCTTTATTGCAGTACGACAAGATGTTGCTGATGAAGTTGGTCTAAACTTCTTGACTATGAATCACTTGTTTCCAGAACCTTCTCGTACTGCTATCCCATTGAAAGATGCGTTGGTAGGACTAGAGTACGACGACGAAGAAGTCAAATATTTAACGGAGAAGTTTGAGAATACCGCATACTGGAAACAGACTGGATCCATGATGGAGAAGTTTCCTAAGAAGGTATTGTCCGGTACGGATTACCATCCCAAGGGTCACCACTTCAACCTCAAGCGAGTTTCTCTTGAAGTCCCTGCACCAACCCTCACTGCTATGGGTAACGGGGATACGACAGCTGGTGCGTTCCATTGGAGTGAATCAAGAAAGTTGACACTAGGGGAATTAAAGCGTATAATGTCACTTCCGGATGACTTTAAACTAACGGGTAAGTGGAACCAGAAAGCAGAACGCATTGGTCGTATGGTTCCTCCATTGATGATGAAGAAGATCGCAGAGTCGGTCTATGATAACGTATTGAAGGTATACAATGAAAGATAGAGAGCAGTATAAAGACTTTACATTTGGTCACCGCAAAGAAGGTTTCGATAATCATATCGATGCTTCTATTCGACACTATTCCACACTACATGATGACGTGGTAAATCTATCTCGTTACTTTGTAGAGAACGATACCAAGGTTGTTGATATCGGTTGTAGTACTGGTAAGACCGTCGAAGCCATGATCGAACAGAATCATGCGACTGCTCCTAATGCACATTACTGTGGTGTTGAGTATGCTCCTGTATTCCAAGAAGAGATGGATACCCGACAGAAGAGACTTAATGAAGAAGGTCATCACGTCTGTTTCCAAAACAAGAACATCATCCACCACTCATTCGCTAACTGTTCTCTGGTAACATCTATCTTTACGTTGCAGTTCATGCAGCCATTGTGGAGACAAAGAGTTCTAGAGAACATCTACGAGGGTCTGAACGAAGGTGGTGCATTTATCTTTGCCGAGAAGACTTATGCGGAGAACTCACGTATCCAAGATATGATGACCTCGACTTTCTATGAGTATAAGGCACAGCACTTTACCTATGAAGATATTATGGAGAAAGAGAAGACTCTCCGAACTATGTTGAAACCTATGACTTGGAATGACCTTGTCGGTCTACTGACTTCAGTTGGTTTCGATTCAACTAAGATTCAACCTTTCTGGATGAACCACCTATTTGTCGGAGCAATCGCAATAAAGTAAATTATTTAGCTATAAGCCCTTGACACTGGGTACCAATCTTGGTATAATGTCACCTGTAGTCATCAATGACAGTAGTCAGACTACAAAATAAACCTAATAGTCCCGTGGACTAAAAACCAATCCTAAAAGAAAAGGAAATTTACCATGAATATTCAATTTGATTTAGATGAAATAAAGAAAAACCAAAATCCCGAAGTTATCTTCGCAAACAAAGCTGGTATCGTACACAAAAAAAGAGTAGTTGTCAAACGTTCCAGTATTGATTGGAGTGGTAGTAAGTGGCAGATTCGTGAGGGAGTGTATGATGAAAAAAACGTAGCTGAGATATTTACTTCTCTTAAACACTATGGGTACTTGACTAGCGAAAAACCACAAGTGGTAATCCGAGCACCAGCGGGCCATCTTACGGAATTTATAGGTATCGCTGGATTCAACCGAGACGCAGCGCAACAAATGTTAGAGTGGGAGACTACTGTAGTTGATGTAGTAGAATTCCAAAATCCTATCGATCTACGAGTATTATCTCATAAAACAAATCATAAGATGACCCCTTCAGCACCCTGTACTACAGGTGATTTTATAAAGTCTGTCCAAGCAGCAATAGAGTTTAATGAAATAGGTGGAACCGAAAAGGAAGTCATAGAACTTGTTGAGTCAATTGTAGAACCACATCGAAAGAGCGTTATCAAAGCAGTTATTAAAACTGTTATTTCTAATATAGAATATGGTAATTCTCTACATCGTCCTTTTGATGGAGCCCTTGCTAATAAATTCGCCAAAGATGAATTTGGTATTCATACTGGTAAAGCTCACTGTGCGTTTATAAGACCTAATGGTGTGTCAAAAACTACTTTTTTTGACGGTATGAAAGCTAGTCTAGCTTTTAGTAGTGATATTACCATATATGGGTACATTGACCAACCTAAACCTGCTACTCTAAACAAAAAGCGTCAGGTATGGATGAACGAGTTCAATAGTCTCGGAAAGTTTTGGCAGGAGGTTGTTCAGGCTGGTTCTGGGATAAGACCTCCTGTAGAGAATTGTCCGTTCGTATTTGGTGGATTCTTACCACAGAATGAGACTCCTGATCCAACTAAAGGCGGATCACCTACAGAAACCGAATTAGTTTTCATTTAATGATTAGAGAGATTCTCTCTGACCACATAACAGGAAAGGTGCCGCACGATAAGGTTGCGGTACTTCTTTCTGGTGGTGTTGACAGTATCAGTGTGGCAATCGCTGCACAGGATGCTGGGAAGACTGTACACGCGTATAGTTTCCATCTCGAAGGACAACCATCTTATGATCATGCGAAGGCAAAAGAAGTCGCAGAAATCATGGGGTGGGAGTTCACCACTATTATTGTCCCTACTGATAACCTAGTTGAAGACTGGCACCGACTAGTCAAACATGGTTGTCGCAAGAAATCCCACTACGAAGCCGCAGTGTTTCCCTTTCTCTATTGTTATGAAAACATGTCGGAAGACTACTGTATTACTGGATGGGGTGCAGACGCCTACTTCGGTTGCAGTAAGAAAGCAATGATACGATACTCTTCTTTTAAAAAGAAGCGCAACTACGTCAAGTACTGTAAAGAGAACAACCAGACGAGAGTTAACTGGAATGAGTTCCGTAATTCCTATCTAGACGGAGACTGTGCAGGACTACAGCAACACACCAATCTCGCAGAGAAGCATGGTAAGGTGCATGTCACTCCATATCTAGACCCACGCGTACGCGAGTTCTTTATGAAGTTTTCGTGGGAAGACCTCAACAGACCAAAACAAAAGAATATAATCCGTGAAGAATTTAATATTGAAGATCTGTTTGGGAAAGTCAAGCCCCATATCAATCTTCAGTTGGGTAGTGGTATTGATACACTATTCGAGACTCTTCTGGATAATCCGGAGGTAAACTATAAAAGAAGACAGAGAGTAATGGATATGTGTCGCGACTGGCACTCCGAAAATACTACTATAGATCTTTCTGAATTTATGTCTTGACATACTCTCCCAATCTAGGTATAATAGCCTCATGAGACATACTCTCCCAATCTAGGTATAATATCACCATGACAAAATTTTACTCTTCTGCTATCCGTATGGGTAAGCACATTCTATATCGCGGTTACGAGAATGGCCTACAGGTCAAGAAACGTATCCCATTCAAACCTAAACTATATGTCACCACTAATAACGAATCTGAATGGAAGACTCTAGACGGTGTCCCTGTGCACGAGTGCGTACTAGACTCTATGTCTGATGCGACTGACTTTCTCAAGAAGTATGCCGACGTACACAACTTTAAAGTTTACGGTAACAATAACTATGTTTCGCAGTATATCGGTCAGAAATTTCCTAATAAGATCGAATTCGATCGTGACCTAATTCGAGTCGCCAATATCGACATCGAGGTTTATAGTAAGGAAGGTTTCCCAGAGCCAGGCAAGGCTGCATATCCTGTGACCTCAATTGCAATGCGCAAGAACGATGGTTCCTACTGGGTGTGGGCATGTGGTGAGTACAAAACTACTCGTGACGAAGTGGTCTATATCAAATGCGACCACGAGATGGATCTTCTCCGCAAGTTTATTGAGCACTGGTCTCACTATTCCCCTGATATCCTGACGGGTTGGAACAGTCGGTTCTTCGATATTCCCTATATCGTTAACCGTTGCGTTAACCTCTTTGGTGATGACACGTTGTTGAAACGACTATCTCCTTGGGGTGCGGTACGTGAACGTAATGTAACTATTCAAGGTCGCGCCAATCAGGAATACGTGATTGAAGGTGTCGAGCACCTAGATTACATTGAAATCTTTAAGAAGTTCACACTCAACACTCTGGGTCAACAAGAATCCTATCGTCTAGACCATATCGCCCACGTTGTCTTGGGTGAACGCAAGTTGTCCTATGAGGAGCACGGAAACCTCCACGCTCTTTATGAAAACGACTTCCAGAAGTTTATTGACTATAACATCAAAGACGTGGAGCTGGTGCACAAGATCGATGAGAAACTCGACTTGATTACTCTGGTACTCACTATGGCGTATCGTGGTGGTGTGAACTATGGCGACACTCTTGGTACTACTAATATCTGGGACAGCATCATTTACCGTATGCTGAACAAGATGAAGGTAGTTGTCCCTTCCAAATCCGAGAAGCCTAAGACTTCATATCCGGGCGGTTATGTTAAAGAACCTCAAGTTGGGTCACACGACTGGGTCACCTCTTTCGACTTGAACTCCCTGTATCCAAACATCATTGTGCAATACAACATGTCCCCTGAGACTGTTATGGACGGTTTCCATAATGGTGTTAGCGTCGATAAGTTCCTTGATGGGTCGTACAAGGTCTCTGAATCTAACGTCTCTATCGCGCCAACTGGGGTCGCTTTCTCGCACGACCGTGTGGGTGTTATCCCTACGGTGATTAAACAATATTACACTGAACGTCGAGTTATTAAGACCGAGATGCTGAAACTCCAGCAGGAATATCAGAATGCTCCGACTAATGCTTTGGCATATAGGATATCCTCCCTAGACAACCAACAGATGGCGATCAAGATTCTGATGAACTCCCTCTATGGTGCGCTGGGTAATCGATACTTCCGTTACTTCGATCAACGTGTTGCAGAGTCAATTACTCTTGCAGGGCAACTTGCAATCAAATGGGCAGAGAGGGCCGTTAATAATGAGATGCAGAAACTTCTTAAAACGGATGAAGACTACGTTGTGGCAATTGACACCGACTCTCTTTATATTCGTATGGCTGCCCTTGTTGATAAGTTTTCTCCTAAAGATCCTGTTAAGTTCCTAGACAAGATTTGCTCCGAGCACTTCGAGAAAGTTTTGGAAACATCTTATGCGGAGATGGCACTCGTCACTGGTGCGTATGAGAATCGTATGGAGATGGGTCGTGAGGTAATCGCAGACCGTGGTATCTGGATGGCGAAGAAACGATACATCCTGAACGTGCATAATAACGAGGGTGTCCAGTACGCAGAACCTAAACTCAAGATGATGGGTATCGAGGCAATCAAGTCCTCGACTCCTTCGGTTGTCCGTGACAAGATGAAAGAAATCTTCCGCGTCATTGTAGAAGGTACCGAGGAAACCACCCAGAGATTTATCCGTGAGTTCAAGACTCTGTTTAATACATTGCCTCCCGAAGATATTTCATGGCCCCGTGGTATCTCTAACCTCGATAAGTGGAAAGACCGAGAGACTATTTTTAAGAAGGGTACTCCCATACACGTTCGCGGTGCGTTATGTTATAACAATCTAATCAAGGAGAATAATCTTGGTAATAGATATGAACTGGTCAAGCCAGGCGAGAAGGTAAAGTTCGTCTATCTAAAAGTACCGAATCGTCTGGGTGAAAACGTTGTGGCATATCCTCAACATCTCCCCGAAGAACTGGGCCTGGGTAAGTATATCGATTACGACTTAATGTTCAGTAAGACTTTCATTGACCCTCTCGAACCAATTCTTGACGCAGTCGGTTGGTCTTCAGAACCTCGTGCCACACTGGAAGACTTCTTCGGTTGACAGACACCAAACTTTATGATATAATAGCCACATGAATTACGAATTAACTATATTTAAAAATCAGTTCGATAACAAGACCCATCGCCATATGGTTCTTGACGATTGGGATAAGTTCGTAAATGTCCTGAAAAACATGTATAAAGAGAAAGGAGAAAAAGGTGGAAATAATTCTAGTCCTCTTATTAGTCCTGCTGTTTTCGAAGTGGGTAAGACGCGTAGTAATAAATCTACTGGTTATTGGGGTGGGTGGTGCTGCGTTGATGTTGACGATCATACTTTTTCTAGAGATGTTCGAGTCCTTAACCAAGAGTTGCACGAACTCTTTAGGGAATACGACTACGTTGTGTACAACACTGCATCAAGTCGAGACGAGAATCTCAAATTTAGGATCGTATTTCGATTAGATGAACATATTGAAAACGAGCGAATCAAGGCATTTTGGTTTGCACTGAACACTAAACTGGGTGAACTAGGAGATCCACAGACCAAAGATCTCGCACGTATGTACTATGTCCCCGCTCAGTATCCTAATGCGACTTCGTTCTTTTTCACCAATCAAGGGACTTCTATTAACACGTCTGAGTTGATGGCGAAATATCCGTATCACGAAAAGACTGGTAATTCCTTCTTAGATAGACTACCCCCAGAGATGCAACAGGCAGTTGTCGCACATCGTAAGAACAGTCTAAATAATACCGACTTCTCGTGGTCATCGTACCGAGACTGTCCCTTCTGGCCAAGAAGGTTAGGTGCAGAGTATCAGCAGATCAGTGATGGTGGTTGGTACTCCCAGATGTATAAGATTATGCTTGCGATAGCAGGTAACGCGTATTCGAAAGGATACCCAATAACCGCTTCTCAAATCTCTGTTATGTGTCAAGAGTTTGATCGAGAGACTGGTAATTGGTATGAGAATCGTCCCCTGACCGTAGAGGCGGACAGGGCATTAGAATATATTTACAGGAATAGTTAAATGAAGAAAGTATTAGTAACGGGTGCTGCCGGATTCATCGGGTCTCAGCTCTCAAAGCGTCTAATGAATCGTGGACTCCATGTAAAAGGAATTGACAACTTTAACGAGCACCTGTATACTCCTAGATTAAAAGTAGACCGAATGAATCACTTTGTTCTGGATATCTGGGGATGTGATTTACGAGATGAAGTTAAACTGGAAGCACTATTAAGAGACTTCCAACCAGATACTATCGTCCACCTTGCCGCAATGGCAGGGGTTCGTGACTCTATGGGTAAAGAGAAGAGTTACCACGAGAACAACATTGACGCGACCCAAAACCTTATTGACATCTGCAAAGAACATTTACCGGAAACTCGTATAGTATATGCGTCGACCTCTTGTGTATATGCTGGTTCTCCTGTTCCGTGGACTGAAGGTCAGGAGTCAGGTAAGCAGTTAAACGCATATGGTTACACCAAGTGGGCGAACGAATGTCAGATGCAGTCCTCTGGTCTTAACAATATCGGTCTGCGATTCTTCACAGTCTATGGCCCATGGGGTCGACCTGACATGGCGTTGTTCGATTTCACCAAGAATATACTTGACGAGAAGGAAATAATCGTGTATAATTATGGTGATATGAAACGTGACTTTACTTACGTGGACGATATTCTTGACGGTATTGAGGTTGTCCTAGACAACACTGAAATCCCATCTAATGAGATCTTTAACATCGGTCGCGGTGAACAGGTCGCGTTGATGGACTTTATTGGAGAAATCGAGAAGAATACTGGGAAAGACGCGATCAAGAAACTTGCTCCTAAACATCCTGCGGATACTCTAGAGACTTGGGCAAACACTTCCAAGTTGCAAGCCCTAGGTTATAAACCAAAGGTGGATATTGCGGAAGGTGTTGAGCATTTTTATGAATGGTATAAAACTTATAATGGAATTAAATAATGTCTGATACAACACAGGAAGGTGGAATCTCTAGATTCCGAATAGGTATCGTAGGTCATGGTTTTGTCGGTCAGGCAGTGGAGTATGCATTTAATCACCCTCTGGTAGACTTCAATTACTATGACCCAAAATATGAAACTAGTCTAGACACTCTCGGTGATTTCTCTGCTGATCGACATCCTAGATGTTTCTTTATATGCGCTCCTACTCCCTCGAATGATGATGGGTCGGTCAATTCTAGTATAGTGGAATCTGCGGTCATGGAGTGTTTGACCCAGACCGATGCCTTAGTTGTTGTCAAATCAACGATTACACCGGAATCTATTGACAGCCTTTATGCAGGAATGAGCAGAGAACAAACTAATCGTTTCGTCTATAACCCTGAGTTTCTAACGGAGAAGAATGCTAAGTCAGATTTCGTGAATGCTAAGTTTCATGTCATCGGTGGTATGCCAAATCCCGCACAGGAACTTATTGATATCTATGAAATCTTTGGTGGGTGTCAGTCTGATGACTATCACCGTATGACTGCGTATGAAGCATCCTTTGTGAAATATACTATCAATTCATTCCTAGCAACCAAGGTAACCTTCTTTAATCAGTTGTATGATCTGGTTAATATGTACGGTTGCAACTATAATAATATCGTCCGAGCAGTAGGTAAGGACGATAGAATAGGTATGGGTCACACCCGTGTGCCGGGCTTTGATGGTAAACGAGGATTTGGTGGCGCATGTTTACCCAAAGATACACGGGCATTCTTAGACTTTTCAACACATGAGTTTGCTGACGGAACTATGACTAGTTTCGATTTATTGGAAAAAGTACTTGACATCAATGGTGCTTATCGTGTACAATATGACCTTGATGAAAGAGAAAGAATTAATAATATAACATTTGTAGATTTTGGAGGCAAGAATGAGCATAATGGACAAACTAAAGAAGAACTCGAAGATAAAGGAAACAGCGATACTATCGACGAGTAAATTCTTCACAGAGAAAGATATGGTACCTACTGACGTTCCTATGGTGAATGTCGCGTTGTCCGGTACCGTAGATGGTGGTGTCGCGCCAGGACTTACAGTTCTAGCAGGGCCATCTAAACACTTTAAGACATCGTTTGCATTATTAATGGCAAGCGCATATCTTAATGCTAAACCCGATGCAGTGATGCTGTTCTATGATTCCGAGTTTGGATCTCCTCAGTCATACTTCACCCAGTTCGGTATTGATACTAGTAGAGTGTTACATACACCTATTGCTAACGTCGAAGAACTGAAGTTTGACCTGATTAATCAGTTAGAGGCCCTAGATCGTAGTGATGATGTTATTATCGTTATCGATTCTATTGGTAACCTTGCGTCTAAGAAAGAACTTGACGATGCACTGAACGAGAAGGGTGTTGCCGATATGTCTCGTGCGAAAGCACTTAAAGGTCTATTCCGTATGTCGACTCCGTATCTGGCGATGAAGAATATCCCGATGCTTGCAATCAATCACACTTATAAAGAGATTGGTTTGTTTCCGAAAGATGTAGTTAGTGGTGGTACTGGTATCTATTACTCTGCCGACAATATCTGGATTATCGGTCGTCGACAGAATAAGACTGGTACTGAGATCATGGGTTATGATTTTGTGATCAAGGTCGAGAAGTCACGATTTGTCAAAGAGCAGTCTAAGATCCCTATTACCGTCTCTTGGGATGGTGGTGTTGAGAAAAACTCTGGTCTACTTGAAGTTGCATTGGCTGGTGGATATGTTATCAAACCAAGTAATGGTTGGTACTCACGTTGTCACGGTACCGAAGCAGAAGATAAGAAGTTCCGTACTAAGGATACTTTGTCCAATGAGTTCTGGGCTCCTATTTTCGAAACAAGTGACTTTGCTACATTCCTACAGAAGACTTATCAGATAGGATATAAAAGCGAGATCAACCCTGAAACCTTTGTCGAGGAGGCATTGTAATGAAAGAATTGAATTTGGATAAACCATCCGAGAATCTAGACTATAAACTAGTACCTGTTGTCTTAGAAGGAGTGGAGGGTTGGAATGTCGACCTTCTACGTGCTCCTTATGAAGATGTGACCATTCGTTTTAATAACGTACGTGTCAATGGTGATGAACAAAATATAACTTTTAACTTCGATGTTGTTGACACGGACGAGCCAAACGTGTATAATATAGACAATAACGACCTACAAGGGTTTGTGGGTGAAGTTTTAACTGATATTTTAGAATCAGCAATTGAGACTGGTTCAGTAGACATTAAGGATTCAAATGACGGAAATCAATCTGGAACAAACGATTCTACGGAATCTTCTGACTAACGATGCCTACATGAGGAAGGTCGCCCCCTTCCTCGCTCCTGAATACTTTGAAGGTGCTTACAAAAGTATCTTCAAAGAGTTCAATGCATACATTGCAAAGTATAACAATCTTCCGTCCAAAGAGGCTCTCAAGATCGAGATCGACTCTGAGGGTAGAATGTCTGACGAGCACTATCGTCATACTATGGACATCCTACCGGACATCTTCACATATGCCGAAGAAGACCTTACGTGGTTACTAGAACGCACTGAGAAGTGGTGTCAAGACCGTGCGGTATTCAATGCAGTGATGGAGTCTATTACGATCATTGACGGTAAGCACCAAGAACTGTCCAAGAACGCAATCCCCGAAGTACTGTCTAAGGCACTGTCGGTATCGTTTGATACTAACATTGGACACGACTATCTGGAGAATGTCGATTCTCGTTGGGACTTCTACACTATGGACGAGGAGAGAATGCCTTGGGACTTGGATTACTTCAACCGTATTACTAAAGGCGGTTTGCCCAATAAGACCCTGAACATTGCTCTTGCAGGAACTGGTGTTGGTAAGTCTTTGTTTATGTGTCACGCTGCGGCAGCTGCGATGAGTCAGAATAAGAATGTTCTGTATATCACTCTAGAGATGTCCGAAGAACGTATTGCAGAAAGAATCGATGCCAACTTACTGAACGTCCCTATTGACCAGTTAGAGCATCTCACCAAAGATATGTTTGCAAGTCGTGTTAAGAAGGTGGCAGATAAAACTACGGGTAAACTTATTATTAAGGAATACCCGACTGGTAGTGCGCACTCAAACCACTTCCGTGCTCTTCTAAACGAGTTGAAACTAAAGAAGAAGTTCACTCCAGATATCATCTTTGTCGACTACCTGAACATCTGTTCGTCGTCTAGGATGAAGGCTATGGGTGGTGCTATTAACTCATACACTTATATCAAGTCTATCGCAGAAGAGTTGCGCGGTCTTGCTGTTGAGTTTGATGTTCCGGTAGTATCTGCGACCCAGACTACACGTTCTGGTTATAGTAATGATGATGTTGGTCTAGAAGATACTTCGGAATCCTTTGGACTACCTGCTACTGCTGACCTTATGTTTGCTCTGATTAGTAATGATGAACTGAACGCGCAGGGTCAGATAATGGTCAAGCAGTTAAAGAATAGATATAATGATATCGGTCAGAACCAAAGATTCGTTGTAGGTATTGACCGAAGCAAGATGAGATTGTTCGACGTAGACCAAAATGATTCTCCCCTAAATAAAGAAGTAGATCATGGCCCAGTATTTGATAAATCTAACTCAGGCCAACGAATTTCTTCTGAGAAGATGAACTTTGACGGTTTTACTTTATAAGGAGTCCACTATGGATCCATACGCACATACAATCATCGCCTTGGCATTACTATTTATTTCCCATGTCGTAGGAAAGAAAATAGGAAGACAAGAAGGAATAACTTCGGCAGTCAACTATCTCATGGAAATGGGCGCCCTCAATGAAGCAGATCTGAAAAGAGCGAATGAAAAGTTTGCTGAAAATGAGGAAGACCTTTAGTAATGAGTGAAGTTAATATTAGGAATAAAGAATTCCTTAGTGTCCTGAATAGTTTCTCTGATGAGATGTTATCAAAACCTTCTTACAATGATGAGAAGTATTGGTCATATTTTAATCGTGAAGATATCTATAAAGGAAAAGAATATACTTCTAGAGAGTATCTAGACGAATGTCTTTCCAGATATCCTCAGTTAGTAGGTGCACCAGACAGATTTTTTGCACAAGCTATTTCTAAGATGGTTCGTATAGATCCTGATATGTGGGGAGACTTTATGCAGAAGGTCAAGTATGACTTCGCTGCGGAGATTGGAGCACACACATCTGCATTACTCTCCTATTACCCGCCTGGCGGTTATGTCGGATGGCATACTAACTACAATGCGAATGCTTATCAGGTCTTATTCACGTGGTCAGAGACCGGAGATGGGTACTTCCAGTACTATGATAAGAAGACAGACAAGATAGTCCGTATCCAAGATGTTGCGGGATGGCAATGCCGACACTATTACTTTGGTGCGGAACATGAAAAAGATTTGCACTGTTGGCACTCTGCTTACGCAGGATGTCAACGCATCACCCTAGCATACAAGTTCGTTAATGGTGGTAGTGTGAATAACCCTGAAGACGCGCAAGCGAGAGCAATGCGTGATATGTTAATTGATGAAATAGAGAGTGAAGAATGAAGAAAAGTGATGTAGTAACAGTAGTGACAGTGAGTGGTGAGTATGTTGGTCGCCTAGATACAGTTCATAGTGATGGGGCAATTACCCTTAAAGACCCACGTATGTTGATCCACGGTGAGCAAGGTATTGGTTTTGCACGTGGTGTTTGCATGACCAGTAAAGAGAACCCAGAGAGTGTTAAATTTCAACAATACGTATTATGTACTGAGACGAACGATGACTTCTCGGCAGCATGGTCAGAAGCAATTAGCGGATTAAAGTTGGTGGTGTCATAATGATAGTTCAAGATAAAGAAAAAGTCGCAGCTGCGGTACGAGAAATGTCCGATAGTATGTTGCGTATCGACGCAGAGAAAGAACTGATGAAAGACATCGTTGATGTTACTGCCGAGAAGTACGAGATTGACAAGAAGCAATTCCGTAAGATTGCTAACATCTTCCATAAGAGAAACCTCGAAGAAGCTCGTACTGAGACGAATGAGGTTTTTGAGTTGTACGAGGAACTTTTCAAGTAATGTTATTAACTGCCGGTTGTAGTTTTGTCTGGGGGGATGAGTTAGAAGGATTTGATAACTCTCCCCCCACCCATTGGGATCTCACGTTTACGGCAATAACTGCTCGTGCGTTAGGCGTTGATTACGTAAACCGTGGTATTTGCGGTGCTTGTAATGAAAAGATCTTCCGTGAGGTTACGGACTTTCTCCACACGACCACTGAACCTGTCACCCATCTGGTGGTAATGTGGTCTGCGTGGCAACGAAAGGAACACGTCGAGTACATGCCAGAGATTGCGGAATTTAAACTCGGTAGACAAAATGATGTTACTCAATTTTCTTCACTGCGCACTAATGCTATACACGGCCGTGAGATGAGAACTTCGATGGAACATTGGTACTTTACTTCATATGATTCTAAGACTGATATTATGCACACTATCAGTAATATGAAAGCACTAGAGATTATATGTGAAGCATCGGGAATCAAACTGATTCAAGGGGTGTTTCATAATAGGAACTGGTCTAACTTAATGTCTATATTAAATGGACGACCTCCTCTTGACGCTACCAGAGATGCTAATGAAGATGAGATCTTTGATATAAACGATACCCCTGAATATAAGAAGTGGATTACTGATTCTCTAGGGTCTCTCAAATCCACTAGTCGGGTAGGTCTCGGTAGGGGCAAAGATCTTTTCACAATAGGACTTGAATTACAGGACATACGAGAATTTGGACATCCCGGCGAAAGAAGTCAGGAAGTCTTCTCTGAGTTTCTTTTGGAAACATTTGAAAACTCTAGTGATTAATAAGTATAAATACACTTATAATAATTGACATTAATATTAGGAATAGTAAGATGGGTATTGAATTGAATACGACAGATATAGTTTCTTTGGCTGTAGGAGGTATTGCTATATTACTTGCGGTTTACTGTATTATAGGTGTATTGCGATGGCCGCCTGAGAAGAATGAATCGGCAGACACTACTACTCCAGACATTGAAGATACTTTCGAAGATCAACGAGTACAGTTTGATAAAATGACCGTGCCTCAGTTAAAGAAGCACGTCAAAGAAAATAAAAATAAATTAGTCGAACCAATGGGACGTATGCCTACTAGGAAGGCAGATCTTGTTGAGACCTCTCTACGTATATGGACTCATGAAAAATGAAACTACAATCTTTCAATTCCTTCTTGAACGAAGGTGTAAACGACCCAGCAATCTTTAAGGCAATCTTCCTTGCAGGCGGGCCAGGCTCAGGTAAGTCGTTCATCGTCGGTAAGACGGGTCTGACTTCTATGGGTTATAAGGTGGTTAACTCTGATGATTCGTTTGAGAACGCTATGAAGAAAGCATCGATGGAAATGAATCCCGATAACATCTTCTCGGTCAAAGGTCAAGAACTCCGTGGTAAGGCAAAGAGTCTCACTGGCACCAAACAAACGATGTACATCAAAGGTCGTCTAGGTTTGGTTATCGATGGTACTGGTAAAGACCCAAGTAAGATCGCAGCCCAAGCAAAGGAACTCAAGAAACTGGGTTACGATGTCGCAATGATTTTCGTTAACACCGATCTTGACACTGCAATCTCTCGTGATGCGCAACGTGCACGTACACTAGGTGCTAAAGGCGTTACTGAATATTGGAAAGCAGTACAGGCAAATATCGGTAAGTTCCAAACTATGTTCGGTAAGACGAACTTCCTAGTTGTGGATAACTCTGAAGGTAAGGATTACCAGAAAGAGACACTACGCGCATATCGTGATGCTACCAAGTTCACCCAGTCACCTGTAGACAACTCTAAGGCAAAGAAGTGGATTGCCGGAGAAAAGAAATAATTGACATCCGTGGTACATTGTAGTATAATAACTTCATTAATCAAATGAATTATAGGAACTGCAATGTACTACCATACCACCCCCCACCTCCCAAACTTTCTTTACAATTCCCTTGACTTCTAACTAAAATACGTGTATAATACCTCTTTAGATACCACTTTGGAGAACTACATGGTACGTTTAGCAGCAGCACTGTCTTTACTTTGTTTCTTTGGTTACATCAGTATCGTTGATGCAGAAACCCCAGACATAACAAAGAATAATGATCTCGAATGTCTCGCCCTGAATATATATCACGAGGCCCGAAGTGAGAGTCTCGCGGGTCAGTACGCAGTCGCAGATGTCACCCTCAATCGTGTACAAGATCGACGATACCCGTCCACCATATGTGGAGTAGTTAAACAGGCAGTATTAAGTCAATGGGGTTTAGACCGAGGTATGTCTATCCCAAGGAAAAATATGTGTCAGTTCAGTTGGTATTGTGACGGTCTCGCAGATGAACCAGTAGAAACGTATTCTTGGTTACGTGCACAGGACATAGCACGAGACATGATATTTGTCCGGAAGTACCGAGGAATAACCGAAGGGTCTACTCACTATCATGCAAATTATGTTAACCCTAAGTGGAGTTCTCATGAAAGTATGCGACTGATAGGTAGAATAGGCGATCACATTTTCTATAAAGAGGAATACTAATGCCTGTAGACTATGACTCAATACCGACCGGAAAGTTCCCTGAAGAAACTGACTTAGATCAAGTATATATATTATACGATCACATTGGCGGCATGATAGCCGTGTATGGTGACGGAGACCGAGCGATTGAACGTGCGGTCGATGAGATCACCAAAGACTATGACTACGACACCGTACATGTTGATATCTTTGATTGGGCTATCATGGTACGAAGTAATATTGGAGAGATCACAATATTAATTGAAAAAATATACTAAAGGGTATTGACACAACAAGTTTCTTTTGGTACAATAACCACTTAAATGTCCCGTTCGTCTAGAGGCCTAGGACACCGCCCTTTCACGGCGGTAACAGGGGTTCGACTCCCCTACGGGACGCCATTTTTAGTTAAAAGTCGTTTCTTGTATAAATAGTAGAAACACATTTATAATAGGAGGTCATTATGTCTAATGATATCACAGCACCAAACGTTAGTAATAATGGCGAAACTAACGTCCCTACTAATTTAGCACAGCAAAGCGGGTTACCCAATATGACAAGCACAAAAATATTCACCGTACAAACCGATATGATCGTCGAAGGTGACCTGTGGGCGACCAACATCTTCGGGGCCGGCGGGGCCCCTCTTTCTACATATGCGATAAAGGTAGGATATAACCCCAGCGATCCTTCGGATCTTTCTTCTGTTCTATTAGATGCTGGTACTGACGGGACTGATGGTCAACTTACTATCACAAACATTACAGCAGACGGTACTGTAGACTTTACTGGTGCAACTTTAGTTGGCATTTCTGCTGGCGGAATTGACTTGAATGACCTTTCCGTATCTGTTGATGCAGCCGGTACCGCAAACCTTGCATACAATGACCTCACTGGTGTCTTTACATATACTCCACCCGACCTATCATCTTACTTGACTGCAAGTAGTACAGATACTTTGACTAACAAGTCTGGTAGTAACTCTCAGTGGACTAATGACGAAGGTTTTACTACCAATACTGGTACGGTTACTGATTCAAGCACCGATACTTTCACCAATAAATCTGGTAGTAACTCTCAGTGGACTAATGACGAAGGTTTTACTACCAATACTGGTACGGTTACTCCTTCTAGTACTGATGTGTTTACTAACAAGTCTGGTAGTAACTCTCAGTGGACTAATGACGAAGGTTTTACAACTAACACCGGAACAACTACAGCAGACAACGTTCAAACGTTTACTAACAAGTCGGGAAGCAATAG